TAGTTTACGACCTTGAGCATGTTTGAATGACTCTATTACAAAATCAAACAACCTCTTTAATGGCTCTGGACCACTAGCTCTACCACCAAATGTCTTTAGCCTAGCACCTGCTGGTCTAACATTAGAGTAGTCAATCTTGGGTATATCTCCTTCCCATAGACTAGATAGTAGTTTCTTAAACGACTTCGCCCAGCCAAGCTTACTGTCACCAACAACAATAGTATCATCAGTGTTACTAAGTACTTCTGGTATGCTAGGTAGTTTACTAATCTCTTGTCTTTCACAACTAAATCCTACTCCTGTTCCGTTCATTAAAATGTATAGTGCCTCACTAAAAGCTCGTTTATTATTAATAGCCAAATAAGAGCAATTGTAAGCAGCAATGTTGTCTCTTTCACATGCTTCTCCTGCTGACATCATAAGCCTCATAGAAGGCATAATCTCTAAATTAAGTACTGCTTTATGTATTTCTTTAAACTCTTTGTCTAACCCTTTGTTTTTAGACTTAAGGTAGTAAATCATTCTAGCTACTGTTTCTTCCCATGTCTCACGACGCTTAAGTTCTGGTATAAAACGTGCGTATCTACTTGATGCTATTACCGATTGGTAAATATCCAATGCTATCTCCTGTTATTCTTCGTTAAATATGTCTAATTGATTAGAGTGTTCATCTAAATCATTAGATAGTTCTTCGAGATTGTCCTCGATTTTGTCTTGGAAGTGATTAACTATATCCTCTGATGAGATATCAAGTACCTCAAGAAGAGTTGTTTCGTCTATCTTAGCTAATTCTTCGCAGACTTCTTTGAATGATAGAGCCATAGTTATGACCGACCTTTAGTCTTTTTGACCTTATCAAATTGTTTATCATTAGGTTTGGCACCAAAGATTCTGTCCCATCCTTCTTTATACTTATCACTTGGTACTGCAGTCTTTAACTTTGCACCAGGGATTTCGTAATCATTTGTACCATTAGTTCCTGGCATAATTAATCCTTTGTAAATTTAGGTTTCTGTACACCGACAAAGCCACAAGACTGTCTGTCAGTAGGTTCAAAGTCAAATGATGAATCACTATTATGACCAATAGGCATATGAAGATATTGTTCTAATTGACACATCATAATCATCGCACCTTGTGTAGCACAGTTTTCATTGTAATATTTCATTGCCATATCACAATTAACAAAGTTAGCTACATACTGTAAATCATTGTATGACTCTGTATAACTGACTGCCATAACAAAATCACCAACACCTACTTTGCTACCTGCTTCAGCTTTTGTAAACAAACTTCCTAGTAATGCATATAAACCAATAAGAATAACTACAATAATTAAGTGACCTATAGTTGTTGTAAGTAAGTTTCTCATTTCTTTTTCTCCTTGCTGCAATAACCACGCATGTTCCAATTACCCATGCTACTATCAATAGAACACCACCACTGACCTTTATCCCAGATTCTAGCAGGTTCTTTGCATTTATTGCAAACTCTTTTTGTTTTAAGTTTTTCCATTGTAATACATTTCTTTTAAAAGTTCTAGGTAATGTATAGCTTTATCTATATCTTCTATACCATTCTTTTCTCTAAACCTTGTAACATATTTGATTACATTACCTTCAATGAAACCAATGTTATTACTTGTTATAAATTCTATAGGTTGTATCTTATAGTCAGTATAATGTTTACCACCTACTTGTTTTTTAGTTGCTGTCATAATAATATTATAGCATATATTACAGAGAAAGTCAAGCTATTTCCTATACTTTCTTTTTAAATAATGTAATGGTATTGCACATTCATCGAATGAACCATCCTCTACATTATGTAACATATACAATCCTCTCCAATGTTGGTTAGTTTGATGAGATAAATAATCTTCATCATGCATGTAACAACTACCACTGATGATAGATGTCATCTGTTTACCATCTGCTCTCATACCGTACGCTATATCATGTCCTTGCTGATGCCCAGCTACACATGACATATGCTTCTTAGTAAGTAAAGCACGTGCTGATGTTACTGGTCTACCCATAACACCACTAGCAAAGTAATGACTGTATGCAACACCATCAATACTAGTTACTTCTAAGAATGGAATTACATCCCATCCTGCTTCTTTGTATTGTAAATCATCAAATGATATAAGACCATCTAGCTTTCTGTCATACTCAATGGCTGTGTTAATACGCTGCTCATGGTTACCCATAGTCAGTACCATCTTAGGTTTGTATAACTTCTTCTTAGCTTTAGCTAGTCTTTTGTTAAGTGCTTTCATAGGTGCTAGCAATGCTTCCATGCCCTTGTGAGCAGCTTTAATATCTGCTTTGTATGTTCTACCTTCGAAAGATTTTTTACCTACATCGTAGGATGATAAGCTAGGCATGTCTGCAAAGTCACCAATCATTACAATTACATCTGGTTGTTTGTCAACAATGTACCTACCTATCCATGTTAAATAAGATAGGGAAACCCCAGGCTTAACCTGGGTATCTCCTATTACTAAATGTTTCTTCATTGCATAGTCTCCAGTGGAAGGTCTACTTCTGTTTCAGCAAACTCTTCTTCTGATGTTTTAATTATGCCCTCACGCATGAGAGCTTTGATAGCGAAAGATAACAAGAATTCTGTTTCCATCTTGTCAACTTTAAAATCAAAGTCAACACTACCATCTTTATTTTCTGATAAGTTTTTTATAATCATTTATCCAATCCTTTCTAAAGTCTAGCCACATGAACCCTTGTTTCTCAGCCCACTGCCAGTATGTTGTTTTGCTGCGTTTGGTTATCTTGTTATCGGGATTCATAAACAAGAAAATTATGGTGACTTCAGGATTACATTCTTTAAACCAAACCATCTTTTGTCTAGTAGCTAAGTCAAGCTTACCCTTTGCTTCTATATATACATTCTTTGCCATACGAAAGTCAGGATTATATTTCCGTGACTTGATGGGTTGTATGTATTCTATTACATCAGGTTCATACTTAACACTTGGGAAATGTTTTTTGAGTACTGCCCAAGCTTTAACTTCTAGTTTACTTTTAAATGTAGGCATTAAATCTGTCTTTCCATACATCCTCCTCATGTTGCATTATCCATAGCACTGATGCATTCATAATGAACTCATCATCATTGCCATAGGCATCACGGACAGTATTAAACATATCCTGTTCCGTGATACATTCAGCAAGTAAAGCCTTGGCTCTTTTATCCCCAATCTTTTCTATACCTTTAATGTTATCAGCAGTATCACCTTTAAGACATTGCTCAAAGAATAATCTCATACCACCTATCGCATCTTGTGTAAAAAACTTATCGGGCTTTGTCCAGCCTTTACCTTTAATCTCCCATGAGAAGTGTTTACCTGGGACCATTAGTAAATCTTTATCTAACGATACAATCATAGTATCATCAGTCTGATTAATGCCTAGAGCATCATCAGCCTCTAATGTATCAGGTGCAAGTTCCGCATTCTGTTTTTCTAGAGCATATTCTCGTAGGGCTTCCAGATGCACGGGCTTAGGTGCAGTGCGATTAGCTTTGTACTCAGGATAGATAGTCTTACGAAAGTTAGACTTACCTGATAAGAATGCACGATAGCTATCTGCTCCAGTCTTAGTAAGCAACTCATCAAGTAATGCTTCTACTCGATGGATTGCTATGTTAAGACTATCATTCTCTGCAGATGCTGCACATCTAAACACTACTAAATCATGGTCGATTAATGCTTGCATTTAGAATGGGATGTCTGATTCTAGGTCAGCAATACTAGATGATTCTGCTTGTTGACCTAAGACATATCCTTCGTATAATTTAGCTAGACTAACTACATCATTAGCTGTTGCCTTGCTCCCTTCTATTGCTAGGGTCGCTACGGCATTACTCAATGATGACTGACGGACTATCATTACTTGCCTAGCGGCACGCTCATCTTTGGTCTCATAGTTACTACCTGATACCCTGGTCGCTGCCTTAGCTTGAGTAGGTGCTGCTGCTGAACTATCATCACCACGGTTGTCTGTAGTGGTGTCAGCTGTTCCTACTGCTGTCCATTGCCAATATCCATTCTGGTCTTTCTCTGTTGATACATGTATTACATCACCCTTTGCCCAGTCTTGAGCTGCTTTAAATACTGCAGGGTTAGCGAAAGACATTAGCTTTTTAGACTGTGCCTGACCCTGGTCATTCTTGTACATGATTTCAATCGACTGGTATTGTCTACCATTCTTTGCTTGATGTGTGTTCAAGCTTGATACATCTACGACATTTACTTGCATATAATCTCCTTATATATCAGTTAAGTTACCCCATGTATTTCCTACTTGTATATCAACCCTCATGGGTAGGTTGAATTCTTTACCAAACAAATGTTTAAAGTTTGCTGGTACATTTTCAAATGATTCTTTAACTATTTGTACTATACTATTAGTATAACATACCTTCGGGTCGAAGTCAAGCATGATTGAATCGTGTACTGTATTGATAAGTTTAACACCATCCATCTTTGCTATCTTGTTATACAAACTAATACGAGCTATTGTCATAAGGTCAGCACCGAGTCCTTGCACTGGGTAGTTAAGGATTCGTGTGCGTGGATACTTTATGTTACCCATACTGTTTGTTTCAGGTAAGTACTTGTATGTTCTACCTGTAGGCATGATGAGTTGATTAGTTTTCTTTACATCAAACATAAGTTTATCATGCCAATCTTTAAGACCAGTATACTTACGATAGAATTGGTCAATGACATTTTGCCAAAATAATTCATTACCTATATCTTTAAAGTTAGGGTCATTAGCATAACTGAATGCACTACCACCATAGATTAATCTGAAGACGAATGTCTTTGCTATCAATCTAGATGGTAGACCAAATCTATTTTGGTTATCTGTATGCTGGTCAATCTCATCATGTATTTCTTGATGTGCTGTCTTATCTTGTGATAAGAAGGATGCACATACCCATTCAAGAGCTTTTGCATCTGCGTTAAGTATCATATTATAATCCTGTAGTTTCTACTAGTCTGTGGTTATATTGTAAAATAATACTCTTTCTTAACTCAGACCTAGCTTCATCAGTAAGTAATGACAGTACTGCATTAGGTCCAAGAGATAGTATCATGTCACTAAACTCATGTGCTGTATGGTGTTGATGTGCTTCTTCTTGTGCTTTCTGTTGCTCAGCTGAATCTATTTCATACTCTTGTGCTGCTAAGTAATCATCTCTGCTCATGTTATTCTCCGTATCGTGATAAGAAGAGAGTCTTAATCTCTCCATCAAAGTTTTGTAGGTTGGGACTACTACTGCTTAGCCTACCTGTTTTAGTCCTGCATTGATTCAACTGACCATGTATCTTACTATCTTTCCAGTTCATTGAATCAATTAGTTCAGGCACACCATGATAGTATGTAGTCATACGTTTTTGCATGGTAGCTCGTGCCAATATCGCTGCTAGTATTTGTTTACCAGCATTTGTTTTAGGTTTTAGTTTACGTAATGTTTCTTCATTAGTACTAAAGAATCCTTCTTTCTTTAGCTCACTTTTAGGCAAGGGAGTTATTTGTCTTTGGAATTCTTTATCTCTCTCATCCCATTTATACTTAACTTCGCCTGCATGTGCGCCAGTTTTATAATGTCCGATGGGGCGTTGAAAACGCTCTTTGATAATCCCACCGTAAAGAAAAGCAGAAAGATGCTCCCCAGAATTGGGATTAAAACTATCGTAAGAATGATAGTCATACAACCTCTTATTAAGTTTGCTGATTTGTTCATGTAATTCATCTCCTAATACTTTAGATTTATCATAGTCGTATATCATACCATTGAATTCCATTTCTTGTAGGACAAGTACGTCTTGATTTTGTAAAGATATCAATCGCTTCATATGAGGAAGGTCATTGATTCTTTCCATTTGTTTTTTCATTACCTTTTCTGTTAGTTCTACATCTTGCTTAAGGTAGTCAGCAAGTATTTCTTGTGGCACTTTGTCTGTGTCAATACCATTCTTCCAATAGTTTTCTTTAACTTCATCAAGCTTACTACCTAACTCATAGTACTCTGCTGTACCATTGAGTGATGGGTAAGCTAACTCTTGATTAGATAATACATACTCTACTATCTGACAATCCCAGATACGTTTACCTGTAAAGTTAATACCATACCTACGCAGCCAGTGTAAGTCAAACTTAATGTTAAACCCTACAAGCACATCGCACTTATCCACGGCTAATTGGATTCGTTCTAGTGATTCCTTGTAGGGGTCAACGGAGTATTCTATATCATATACTACATACTCTTCAGGTGTAAGCAACCCAACCATACATAGCTTGTTGCTCTTATCAAATGGATTACCTTTGTTACTAATAGTTGTTTCTACATCTAATACTAAGTAGCTCATAGTTCTTCATACCTCGCTATGTTAGGTTTAATCATGACTTGTTGATTGCCATGGCGTAGGTCAGGTAATGTATCAGCATCACCTAACAGTTTGTTTTTACTGATGTTTAGATATCGCATGTTGCTAGTGTTATCTTGTTCTTTACCAATACCAAGTATCCAGTCAGCTTCACCTTGCTTTGCAGTCTTGCTGCTGTCTACATCATCCATTGTTAACCATACTTTACCTTCACCAGTACCACCTGCTTGAGATACTGCAATGACTGGTGCATATATCTTAGCCATTTCTCTAGCCCATTGATATAGTTTCTTAAGTTCCAGGTCATACCTATCACTTTTAAAACCACGTACTTTATCTATCTGGTCAAAGATAATTAACGATGGATTAGTTTCTTTGATAATAGATTCAATACGACTAGTACTACTACTATCTTCATAGTCATATATTTTAATTCTACTACCAACTTTTTGTTTATATTCATTAGCATTGTTTTCTTTATCATCAAACAATTCTTTGTTAGTTAAACCAAACAGGGCTTGGAAACATCTGACTGCTACCTTCTTACCCTGCTCTTCATTGTTAAACCAGAGTATATCACCATCCGTTTGTGATACCATATGGGTCATCTCTGATGCTAAGAAGGTAGTCTTACCTGTCTCTGGTCTAGCAAAGATAAAACCAAAGTCACCTTTGCGTAGAGAACCTAGTGATTTGTTGAGCCAATCTAAACGCCATCGTAACCCAGGCGTTTGGATTTGCGATTCATATATCTCATGTAAGTCCATGTTAACAGGCTTAGCCTCATCTGTTTCTGTGTCTTCATGTTCTAATTCATTAAATTTATTTAGTAACTCTTCTACTTTAGCCGTGCCATCTTCTACATCTAATGCAAGTTTAGCCACTTCACCTGCAATACATCGCTGCTTATGTGCATTAAGATATGCATACACATTTTGTTCTGTCAACTCAAGCTCTAGTATTCTATCTAATAGGTCTGATAGTTCATTGCGTTCACTATCTTCTAGTAGATAACTACTATGATA